ATCTGATTCTGTCATCTCTATTGTTGATACAACAGAATTATCTTCCATCTTTATAATCTGCAACTCAAATGTATCAGTTTCATAAATTACTATAGGAAGTAATGTATGATTTTTCTTTATTGTAAGTATGAATTCATTATCCATATTTTGATTTAAAGTTATATATGAAGACATAATCATCCTTATTTGATTTTTTATTTATGAAAACATTATATCTTATTAAACCAAATAAATATCTTTATAAATAAAAAAAGAGTCAGGCTATGCCTAACTCTTAAAACTATTTTTTAGGTTTAGGTGATTTAGATTTGCAAGCCATCTTAAATTCCTTTTATTGATTTTTTTATAATGTAATTATAGTTAATTACCTTTTAATTTTTGCTGAGCCTTAAGTTCATCAATTTTTTCTTGAGTCCAGCCTTCAACTTCTGTGATACTAAATCTAGCTTTTGTTCTACTTGTAGAATCTTTACTATTTGTAGGAATCAATATTGTTCTCATAGCAGCTAATGCACCATTTCTTACATACTGAGGCTCACCATGCATAAACACGCAATCTGTTTGAGAACCTAAGAATTTATTTCCCCATGAAATTGTAACACCTCTTTCTAATACATCAGCTTCCATACTTTGTGTAGTATCATGATCTGTAACAACAACTCTTGTTTTTGTAAGATTATACTCAGCAGCTAATGCAACTTCTTCATCTCTTGTAAGCTTTTTAAACTCAGCCACTACTGGCGCTTTTGGAGTTGTTTTTGTTTCAACTTTAGATTCTGTTTTAATTTCTTCCTGAACTTCTACTTTATCAGCCATAATTTCTTCCTCATTTGTATTTGTATTTGTATCTTCTGCACCATTTAATGCAGCTTGTGAATCTCTAAAAGCATTTAACACTTTAACGTAGTCAGCATTAATTAAAGAATTTGCATCTTTTCCTAATTCAGCAACTTTACCTTCTAACTTAAAAAAACTAATTGCCTTAAGTAATTCTGCTTTTGTCATTTGTTCATATGATTTTGTAGCCATTTTTTATATTCCTATTTTTATTTTTTATTTTTATATTTGTAATATTTGTATATTTTTGTTCAACTTTTCAAAGCGCCAGTGCAAGAAGTTATCTCACCTGGCGCTTTGTAGAGTTTATCTAACTATGATGTAGAAGATTAAGATCTTCTACATACAACCGCTAATTGTCTGATTCTCTCAGGTCTATATGCTAAGAAACCATATTCCCATTTAGAAGCAACAGCACCAACTTGACCGTATAAGTCATTATGAGCATCAGCTTTTGGCATAATGTGGTTAGCAGTAACATCTTGACTTCTCATACCTGTAGTAATGAATGAATCAGTACCTACAACTAAGATAGGGAATACGTCATAATATCCACCAGTAGCATAAGTATTAGCTCTTTCACCAGCAGTACCAGTAGCATCAGCAGATACTAAAGAACCAGCACCTTTGTAGATTTGTAAGTCAGGAACAACTACGAATCTGAATGCACCAATTGAACCAGCTTCACCATCCATGATAGTCTCACCAGCAGCATATTGTGATTTTGGAACCCATGCAAGTGTAACTCCATCAGGACCTTTCATTTTTCTTAATGTTGGTAACATTTTTGAAGAAATGAATGCAACATAAGCGTTCTCAATAACTTTAGTATCAACTTTATCTGTACCAGAAACGATTTCAGTATCAGTTGGAACTTCGTTGTTGATTAAATCTTGTTCAAATGCACTTAATGCATCATAATCAAGAACATCTTGAGATTTCATTTGAACTGGAGTAATAGCAACATCAGAAGCTATCATTCTATTTGCTTCAGAAGCAGTTAGTAATGAGTTTTGAATTTGCATTTCTTTTAATTCACCAGTAGCTCTTGCAAGTTCTTTGATTTCTCTAGCAACTTGTTTCATTCTTGAATCTAATGTCACAGATCTAACTGTATACTTAGCACCGATACCATGTTGAGTCATTTTTGCAGATACTAATTTAGATGAACTATTTAGTAAGTTAACAACTCCACCTTCTTCTGGTAATGGAACTAATGGACCTTGAGCTGTAGCATATGAAGCATCTCCATATAAGATATTTCCAGCACCAGATTTCATGAACGCAGCACCACCTAAAACACCAACTCTAGCAGTAGCAGCAGCTTTAGCAGCAGCAATAGCTAAATCTAAATTTCCACCATTTGCACCTAAGTAAGCATTAGCATCATATGATGAGTCGATAGCTCCACCAACTGAAGGGAATACATACCATACATATGTTAATAATTTTGCAGTTGACGCATCAACATTTCCATCTACCATGTTATCTTTATGTAACATTGGGATAACGATTTCTTTAGTGATTGTATCACCACTGTTCTCAGGCATATCTTCTCTTGAAGCCATTTTTGAGAAAAACTGTTTTCTTGCAGCATACTCTACTACAGCTTTTGAAACGAACTCAGGTGTAAATTGTCTAGAAATTGAACTAGATGTAGTTCCACCAGAATTAAACTTTTTAATTAACTTTGCCATTTTTTTTTCCTTGTTTATTTAATAAACCCAATTGCTCAAGGAAAATCTTACGATTTCCCTATCATATCGAACACTTCAAAGAAGTCTTTTCCTGTTAATTTAAGAGGATCAAACTTAGGCTCTTGTGCTACAACTTTAGGTTTAGATGTGCTAACCGATGAAGCCTTTTTTCTTTTCTCGGCAACTTTTGCCTGTTCCTCTTTAACTTTAGCAGTATACTCTTCTTTTTGTCTTTTTTCAAGAATTTTAGCTTTTTCAGCTTCAACTTTTGAATTGTCAACAACTTTTGGAGCAACTACAGTATTAGTTTTAGGAGTTGTTTTTGATGCTTGCTCAGCATTTTGCTCATTCATAGCTCTTCTTTCTTCAGCAATAATTGATACAGCTTCTCTGTATTGATTAATAGAAGTTTTTGATGAAAACCTACCAGATGTATCTAAAAGTTTTAACTCTTTGATTTTATCTTGAACAGCATCATATATTGTTGGAGAATTATCAGAATCATCTAACTTTGCAGTCATATGATGTAATAAATCATCTCTAACTTGTGGCTTTGCAGAAAATTCTTTGAAACTATCAGCATCCCATTGGCTACCAACAACTTCTCTAAATTTATCTTCAACACCATATTCTTTTGCTCTTTGCAGAGTCTCTTTTATATTCATAGCTTCATCTGTTTCAACATAATTAGCGCCAGTATATTTGATATCATCTAAGTCTAAGTCTACAATAGGATCTATTTTGTTAATGCTAATGAAGTGTTTTAACGCTTCTTTATCACCACTCATTACATCCATCATTAAGTTAAACTTATCATGATTTTCAATCATTCCTGATTTATCTAATGCACTCATTAAAGGTCTATATTTTTTAAAACCAGCCATCTTTTCTTCAAAACCATAAAGCATTTGTTGTGCTTTAATAATCTTTTCAGGATCAGTGAAACCTTTTACAGTTTTACCATTTGCTTTGAACTCCGTAGAAGTTACTTTTTCGTAAAATGATTTATAGAAATCAACATTAGGCTCATTTGTATCAGAATTTGTTTCAGAGTCCGTATTCTCTAAACCGCTTTCATCATCTTTATTGCCTTTACCAGATTTATCATCTGACTCATCATCAGTTCCGTCTTCCGACTCTTTATCATCAGAACCATCTTCGTTTGAATCTTCACCATCTTCTTGAGCGTCTTCTTCGTTACTATCTTCATCAGTTTCATCTGAAGTATCATCATCAGAATCGGCATCCTGATCATTCGTGTCTTCATCTTCATCTTCTTCAGAATTCTCGTCTGTGTCCTCAATATCATCTTCTTCATTAGAGTCATATTCTTCGTTGTCATCTTCAGTTTCTTCAAACTCAAAATTCCCGTTAAGAATGTTATCTAATTCATCAGATGCAGATATTTCTTCTTCTCTTGCCATTCAATTTACCTTTTTTAATTAGTTTTGTTGTTTCAAAATGTTTTGTCTTAGGTCTTTAGACTCTGTAAGTCTATTTGTTAAAACCTCTAATTGAACAGCTCTAGACTCTAGAAAACCTTTAACTTTTTTTAGCAACCTAAGTTGTTCAATTATTTGTTCTTCTGCTTCTTCACTAACTGTGTCACATAATTTATTAGATAACTCAATCATTTCAGAACCAAAAATAGTTTCGTGAAAAACTTCAGTGAAATCTCTAGAATTTATAACTTTATGAAACTTTTTCTCAATCTCAATTTGTTCATCAAGACTTTGTATTTCAGCTTCTATAGACTCTAAACTTATTTCGTAAGACATTATTCGTAAACCTTTCGTATGCATTTTGTGACCATATTGTATATCCTGTAACCTTAATGTTTAATTAATGCTCAAGCATATACCTATATACAGTCTACATTTGACCTAAGCCTTCTGCATCCATTCTATCTTGAACATCATAATCATCTTCATACGATGTATCTTCGTCTTCCAAAGCGCCAGGTGAAGTGTCTCTAACACCATACTCGTAACCTTTAGTTAATCCTAAATCTAAACCTTCACTTCTACCAACATTTCTACCATGATCAATAGCAGCAACCTCTCTCGCTCTTACAGCTTGTTCCATTGCTTGCTTCTGAGCCATCTCTTGTATCAATTGTTGTTTAGCTTGCTCTCTAATATTATTTAGAGTAACTTCAGTTTTTTGCTCTTGAACAACATTGTCTCCAACTCTTTTATTGTTTAACATTTGTAGAGATGTATTTGGTGTTGCTACATATTTACCTTCTCCACCTGGCGCTTGTGGTGCGCCTGGTATCATTCCTAATCCTTCTTGTTCTTCACCCATGATTATTCTCCTTTTTTATTTGAAGCATTAATTTGCGCTTCTAGTTGTTTTATTTTAAACATCATTTCTTGCTTTGTCATATCAATATCTGCATCATCAAGCTTTTCTTTTCTTTTTGTATCAAACTCTATAGCTCTATCCTCTAAATCTCTAGCTCTCTTAGCGCCAGTAGTATGGTCAACAAAATCTTTATCTAACATATCTGCTTCTGATTCTAGTTTTCTAGTTCTAGCAGCAGACTCAGCAGCTTGTTGTTGTCTTAATAAGTTTTGTGATTGTTTATTATCAACATCTTTTTCATTCTCAATAACTCTAGACACTCTCTCATGAATTCTTGAATCAACTTCTTCAATATCTTTTTTAGCTTTTTCAATTTTAAGTCTTTGCTCTTCAATTTGCATATCCATAAGCATTTGTTGTTTTGGATCTGGTTGAGGTTGATAATTTTCAAAATCTCTAGCTAAATCATATTGACCTTTTAATTTCAATATTCTAGCCCATATCTTTTTAGACAACTCAGGACTCATTGTTTGTTGACCTGTTTGCAGAACCATAGCTAAATCTTGAGCTATTGCATTATTTGTTTCAGGAGTTTGAATATCAATTGTAATATCATGAGCGCCAGATAAGTCATCTCTATTTATCTTAACATACTCTTGATTTGTATTTCTAACAATCTCTTCTTCTGATAGGAACTCAGCATTCATTGATATAATTAATCTAGCAGCGTCTACAAGCATAGAAGTTATTCTTCTTAATACTGATGCATCTCTTTTGCTATTTGAGCTGTCTATTCTCTTCTGAGCATTAACACTGATACCATTTGCACTATTATTGTTTAATGTTGTACCAGACATTGCTTCTGCATCTGCAATCTGAGCATTTATCCATTGAAGCGCAATTGGATTAACTGGATTTACATTATTTTTAAATATTGCATTTTTTGGATTCATTCCACTTCTGAAGAATACTGTTTTTCCTAACCTGTAGTTTTCTCTCTCAACAGGACTTGGAAAGAATGTTTCATCTATGAACTCTTGATTTACTGCATCTAGCGCCATAATATCTTGAATAGCTCTTGTAGTTTTACCAACAGCTTCTTGATTCTCTTCCAGTAACACTGCATCAGGCTCACCCATAACTTCTCGTTTTACTGGCATATACTTAGCAATTACATATGGAATCTTTTTATGTCCAAACGGATTTTCTTCTAATCTTACTAATACTCCACCAACCCATGTAGCTACAATAGGAACAGTATTTCCATCATCATTAATATCCCAGAATCCCCAATAATCATAAGCTTTTAATTTAACTCTTGATTTACCAGACAACTTAGAGTTTCTAGCTGATTCACCTTCGTATTCTGAATATTGATACTCTTCTTTATTTTTATCAATAAA